CTGCAGCTCAACCATAAAGGCATCATCTGTCTTTTCGATTGCGACCGTTGCGCCCCATTTTGCCACAGACTCAAGAGTTAAAGATTTAGCGTATTTTTCTACAACAATATCTTCTTTCTTGCTTTCCACAACTTTAAACTGTGTAAAAGGGATTGCCTCACCCTCACCTACGCTTGCGCCGCCCTGTAAAGTTTCATCTTTCATCTGCGCTTCGTAGGTTACTAAGCTGGTGCCCGGCTCTTTTCTGATAGGTTTAAAGATTCCCAAGATAGTTCTCAGCGCATCCCAGTTTTTTTCAAATTGTGTTACAAAATCAATTTCTCTCGCTTTGAGAGCGCTATCTGTATTTAATATAGTGCTAGTGGTTACTCCTGCCATTGTCTACTCCTTTCAAAAACCAAAAAGTTCGTGATTTTCCGCAATCGCTTTCTGACGTTCGCCCGCATCTTTAATTTCCATGATTTCTTTCTTGGTCATTTTCCCCGGTTCTCCTCCCGGTGGATTTGATACGTTAGCGCCTTGAGTCGTTTCGGTTGTAATATAATCGGCATACGATTCTTTGATGCCTTTTTCTACCTCTGTTGCGTTCTCAAATTTCCCGTCAGTTCCGATTTTTAAATTATCAATAGTTTCTTTTGACGCTTTTAATGCAAGGCCAATTACTTTACTGGACACGCCGGAATCTTCAAGCATCTTTTTGTATGCGGCTTCTTTCGCATCGTACAATGCCTTCTTGTCCTGCTCGGCTTTGTAGTTCTCAAAACCTGCGTGTTCTTTCTCATACTTGCCTTTCCAGTCGTCCTTTTCATAGTCCTTCAATTTCTCCTGGAGGTCTGGGACTTTCTCTGCGTCCTCTTTGTATTTACTAATCTCGTTCTTGAGACCCGTAACGGTTGCAGAGTGTTCTTCGATAATCGCGGAAACCTGCTCGTCTGTAAGTGTCATGCTTTTTAAAAAAGCTCTTGTTAATGCCATTTGATTACTCCTTTTCTTTGAGGGATTTCTTTCCCTAAATGACTTTATATGTAAATCACAGTACTTCGTGATTACTTACTAAATAATTTTGCAGCTTTAAGGGATTTTTTCCCAAATTTGCCGTCAATTTTTAATTTACATTTCGACTGAAAAATATCTACCGCATCTTCCGTCTTTTCTCCGTATTTGCCGTCAATTTCTAATTTCGAGCTGATAGCCCAGTTTAAAAACTTCTGCAATTTTTCAATTTCCCCTCTTGTGCCTTCTAACACTGTGATACCGTCTAAAAATGTGTAATAGCCTCGTGGTGGCAATTTAGGGAATTTACCAGTGTATTTAACCTTTTTTGCTGTTTCTTCCTTCTGCACCGTCGCCGGGAAGTCGTGATACAAAATATTTAAATCAAACTTGCCGCCGTTGCCGGTTGAAGCCTTGGCTGGAAACACGCCAGAGCTAGTATATTGCCACACCATAAGGTCGGCTACGTTTGTAGGCTTATAAGATTTGTTTGGTGTCGCTTTAAATGCCATGCGGTTATAGCCTTTGTAATAACGTGCAATCCACCAGTTTTTACACTTGACCTTGTTTTTATCAATATGCTCCGAAAAATACGACATCCCGGTGTAAACACCAAATTTATAGCCTCTTGACTCAACGACAGTCTGTGCCGCATTGATAATCTCGGCAATCTTTACTTTGCTTAGCCCTGCCTGCACTTTATCCTCGATGTCAAACCAAATGCCGTATTTAAAATGTTTCTTGCTGGCCTTGTCGAGGATGTCGCACACAAGCTCCATGTCCGACTTGGCTTTTGCCACTGTAGTAGCGTATGTGTAGTTATACACGCCCCATGGGATACCCAATTTCTCACACTTTTTATAGTTCTCTTCAAATTTTTTATCTTTGCCTAAATCCTTGCGGATAATCTTAATGATTGCACCATCGCAACCGTATTTCTTTACTTTCTTCCAGTCGATTGTGCCGTTGTATGCCGACACGTCAATAATTTTCCTCTGTGTCATTTTCTCATCCTTTCCATCTCAGCACATATAAAATCTTCTGATTTCCGTTGATAATCCTATGTATTTTTTTATATGTTCCGCCTGCTTTTTTAGTATTTGTGCTAGCCTTTCCAGCATCCCACCACACCATTTTATTGCTCTCGTTTATCCCTGCAAAAATATTGGTATGCAGGCGATAAAAGCAAATGTCTCCCGGTTTTAATTTGTTTTTATAATCCCGGGGTAATTTATTTACTTTTATCAATCTATATCGTTTTGATATAGCCGCTTTTGTTCCAGCACCCTTATAGACAACTCTTCCGTTCCTGTTGCAATAAAACAGTTGTCCCGGTTTGAGGATGCCTAATTGCTGTAGGCAATAACATACATACGATGCACAATTACTTACCTTTTTCTTCTTTGCGCCTGCCCAGCTATTCGCCACGTTCTGCGAGTATTTAAACTTTTTATCAGTAAAATACTCCGCCATTTCTTTTGCCTTGACGAGCAAAGACAATCTGTCCATTATTCCATCGCTCCTTTTAATTCATCTGCAATGATTGCTGTGTATTCTTTCGCGTAATTTGCCGCCGCCGGTTTTAAATACGGCTGCGCCCTCTGACCGTTTGTGATGTGCCATTGTCCCTTATCGTCCTGATAAGTCCACGGGGTCTTTCTTCCTCCCTTGTAATACACGCCAGTTCCCAGTTCCACATAGGCGGCATATTCTTCGTTACTTCCTATTATCTCTGTGAGATTTTCCAAGTCAGTCCGATGCGTAATGCTATTTCTCAACGCGCCCGTATCGACCGGGCAAAGGTCTTTTGCGTGCCCCTCTG